AGTGATTGGCGAAATCCCTGTCATGTTTACAAGTTTAAGACTGTTAATTAATGTTTCATCAAAGACTAAGAACTCGCAGCCGTATTCACGACGAAACTTTTCTTCGCCGATACGTCCGATTTCAGCCTTCTTCCATTCTTCGTCACGATCAGGATGTTCGCTCCAATGTGCAATAAACGAGTGAAAACCGTTTGTACCTAGCTCTTGCTCGTTACCGTATTCATCAAACTTATCTTCAGCTTGTTTCCAAATAGTAGCAAACGTATCTTCATCTGAGTTTGGTGTACTTGTAAGAATAGCACGACCACCTGTTGCTAGTGTAGGTGATATCGAAGTCCAAAACTCTTCAGCAATATTAGGCATAACAAATGCAAATTCGTCACAGTATAGTAATGAAATTGACATACCACGTCCTGTGTTGCCTGTTGTTGTTTGGCTAACTATTCTACTTCCGTTTTCGAACTCTATTGAGCCTTTGTTGTAACTTGTGACACCTGCTCTAATATGATCAGGACAACTTTCATAAACAAATCGTATACGAGACATAATCTCTTGGGCACCTGTGTACTTATGTGCAGCAATAAGACATGTCTGATCCGGTACAAACATAGCATACCATGCTAGGTATATACTAGCACACGTAGTCTTACCTGTTTGCCTAGGCATCATATTGATATTAAATCGATAGTTATGGTACGAGTGCATTAGTCCTAGCTGATAATCAAACGGTTCAAATAACAGTTTACCTTTTACTGGATGTTGGATATATGCAAACTTCTTTGCAAAGTATAGATACCCAGTATCAGGATCCATACATTTTTGTAAATCCTGTATTTGTTCTTCGGTAAATTGTTCTTGCTTATTTGCTTTTTTAATAAGAACACCGTCAAGTGATTTGCTCATTTAAACTCCAACTGCATTAATGTTTGATCTAGTTTTCCAAAATTATAGATATGAATATCTTGTCCGTTAAGATCCTTTACAAACTTAACTGTGTTAAATCCGTCAGTAGTTACATACCTCATACCTTTTAGATTACCTAGTGCATGTGCTAAACTATCTGTCAACCCGCATAATCTAATATATTTATATAAGCCTTTTAGACTACAATTACTAGGTACACCTATCTTAGTTTTCTTAATCCAATTGTTTAGTATCTTAGGGTTAAAGCACAACTGCGATATGCCGCCGCCTCTAAACTTATTGTAGCGTACCCACTCTACATTGTTAAAACTTTCTGATTGAGGATATACACCACAGGATAATTCAAATCCGTACGGTGCTAATTGATCGTATAAGTCAAATACAGTTTGGTATACTTTACCTTCATATGTACTGCCGCCTATACACAATATTTTATCAATACCGGCTTTCTTTGCAGCAATACATGTTTCATGCAATTCAGATTCAGTCTGAATATTTCTAGCACCTATATGCATTACAGCTTTTGCACTACCTGCAATTTCATTTAGTTCAATAGCAGCGTCTTTTACTTTTGATAAGTGTGTACCTGGCAAATGTGTTATGCTAACTGCACTTGCGGTATCAACTGCATAGTGAGATAAAACTTGCTTAGGTGTTTTCTCTATACTAATGTTCATATTATATTTAACCAAAAAAATAGCACCCTAAGGTGCTATTTGGGCCGTTCGCTCTGTCGGTAGAACGTTCTTATTTCTTTTTAGCTGCTGCTTTTGCTGCTGCGTTCCTACGTGCAATCTGAACATCTTTGAAGTCATTCTTGCCGTCGTCATTTAGATCTGGTTGCTTTTTCTTTTCGCTTAGTGCAGACATTAGCTTTGATTTAAGCTGAGACTCAAGTGTTTCTACATCTACACCAGTTGCACGTCTTGCTAGTTCTTGTTGTGCTTCTGGGCTTTTACCTTTGATTGAGTATGACTCTTCTTCGCCGTCTTCAATTGCCATTGCATTGTCGCCGCCTGCTGCTGGCTTGTGCATTTTCTTTTCACGGTTTAAACCACCTGATAAATCTTTAGTCATCATTTGATGATCGCCATATTCAGGATCTGGAGCATTATCATAAGCTTCTTCAGCTTCGTCATCCATACCAATTTCTTCTTGGCCTACTGATGGTTCCATGTCTGGTTGATCATCTGGTTCACCTACGATAGCATTTAGTCTTTCCATATCTTGACGCATTGGCATCATAGCTGGGGTTACTGGCTCTGCATCTTTAAGGCCTGCATTTTTCATCATATTAAGTAGATCAGATACATTCTTTTCACCACTAGCATTTAAACTAATGTTCATTGTTACTGGGCTACCTTCGTCTGCAGGTTGCGGTGCAATCATAGGATCAGCACTAGCATTCATGCCACACTCTTCGATGTTATCCATTGATTCGATTAATCGCTTCATATTCATTTTATTTCTCCGTTGTAGCTGCTTTTGCAGGATCGTGATCGCGTTCTTTGCGAGCAGTTTCTAGTTCTTTAAGTAAGTCCATTACTCTATTACCTGCTACTGCATCTTGGCCTGACTCGCCTTCTAGCTCTTCTTTAGTTAAGATAGGTTCGTATGGGCCGTCTTGTTTTTCTTCTTGTTCTTCAATTCTAGGATCATCTGCGCCACGTACAATGATGTGACTTTGATTAATACCGCAGCAACGACCAACATACTCTTGTAGTACTTGTGTTGTTGTTGGGTACGAAACTTCTACATCATAATATGTAACTTCCATATTTTGTAGCTGCGGAAAGTCTAGTGGACGTTCCTGAATTGGTGTTTTCTTACCTGTTGACATGTTTACTAGTGAAAACTTTTCTAAGCATGTTTCTAAGCTATCTACGCAACCTTCTGGTAGTTCGCCTGCAACGCCTATTTTGAATTCATATGTCTTTTTAGATTCTGTTAAAATATCTGCGAATGATCTCATTGTAATTCCTTATACATTATTTATCATTATCTATGCCTTTAAGCTTCTGTAATAAGCTATTGCGGTCAGTAACAACATACCCTTCACCGCTTACAATGTCGCCATCACCGCGGGGATTATTGTCTTTGTCCATCTTTTCTTTCTTTAATTGCAAGTCTACCATCTTTAATTTTTTATCTAGTTTTGCAATTTTAGCATCTAATGATGTTTTAAGCATTGTTCCTGCTACTTCAAACACTCTGCCACTGTAACGACTTTCAACATTCATACCTAAATCCATTAAATCGTCGTATGCAGTCATTGCTTTGTCAGCAACTTCATTAAGCTCTTTATCAGCCATTTCGCCTAAGCCTTTAACAGCCGGCAATGCTGTACTAATTTTATCAAACTCTTCTATATCACGAAATGTTTTTTCTTGAGCTTTTATTTCTTTTTTAACCTCTTTCTTTTCTTCTTTTTCTGCTGCTTGAATAATTTCTTTAGAGTCAGGAAGATTTAAAAGGTCTTCTAATTTCTTTGTCATAATGCTTACCTAGTTATAGTAGTATTTATCGCTATCTTCTACCACCAGTGTGAAAAATGTCTTGCTCAGTTACAATACGGAAGATCACACCTTTCTGTTTACACCATGCTCTTGCTGCGCCCCACTTGGCTTGATTAATGACATAGTGTGCTTGATTGTATTTTGACTTGCCTACTTTTTCTTTTAGTGCTTGATTACTAGGCTTTACTTCTATTAACTCGTTATGTTTTTTACCTGACACATCCATATAACTAATAAAAAAATCTGGTACATATATTGTTTGTTTACCTGACAACGGATTTCGATATGGTATGCGTATACCTTCGCTTACCCATTTCTCTACATTAGGATGGTCATCACAAAACTTCATAAAATGATATTCCCAGCCACTGCGATACGTCGGCGAGGTATTGCCCATATACTTGTCTGGGTTTTTCATATTAAATTTACCTTGGGCGAATCTTCTACTCATAAAGTATTTATGGTTGAGTATTCTTATATGGATGGTTTGATGGCAAGCTTCCGGTCAATCCCCATTTATGGGCAAGATAACCTTCTGCTTTTTCTACAGTTGAGATGTCTGTACTGCCTGTACCTGGAATAGTTGCAGATGAGAAAAACTCTGCCATTTTACCGCCCATTCTTTGGTTTGATCTGTTACGGAAGATACGTAGATCCATAAGGGTATCTAGTGAGTTGTCATAATCATTCACAGGTGTAAATGCATCTGTACCGTCAACCCTTAGTGCAATTTGATTGCCTGTCTTGTTGAATATAACAACCATAATAATCCAAGTGTTTTGTGCTACACCTGAATCAAAATCCTGTTTGTTTCCTATGGTGG